GTCTTTTATCTACGCCCGCGAAATTACAAGTTAGGCTGGAACCTGGAGGTTTAGCGCATGGCAGCTGGAAGACCACCCAAGCCAGCCGAGTTGAAGCGCATCACAGGCAATCCAGGCAAGCGCAAGATGCCTGAACTCGCTGTGATCACAACTTTGCCGATGGCTCATCACATTCCAGAACCGCCAGCATTGCTTGGCGAGGATGGCTTGGCTCTTTGGAACCAGGCTTGGGCTGCTGCAATCACTTGGCTCTCACCCCAGAGTGATTTCCGAGCCATTGAGAATGCAGCTCGTCTCGCCGATGACCTTTCGCTGGCTCGCAAGAAGTACCGAGCAACCCTCGAACCCAACGATGGTCGCTTGCTCGTACACTTGAATAAAGCATTCGTTGATTCACTTTCCTCACTTGGCTTTGACCCAACTTCTCGATCTCGACTTGGCGTTGCCGAAGTGAAGGCAATCAGCGCCATCGACAAGCTACTGGCGAAGCGAGAGTCGAGAAAATAATTTCAGCCAGGGGGCGAGATGGCAGGGAAGAAAAAGATTGATGGCTTTCCACCTCGGTGGTTGACCAAAGTTCCAGATGTGGATCTCAAGCGTTCTCGCGGAGATGACATTGCAGACTTTGCCGAAGCTCTTTGCAAAATCACAAAGGATTCCATCGCAGGTCATGCTGGCGAGGATCTAGTCTTCAGACCTTGGCAACGCGAACTCACCAAACAACTTTTCGCAGTCAAGGCTGATGGAACTTTCAGACATCGCATCGGCTTGGTTGGTCTTCCTCGCAAGAATGGAAAGTCTGCTTGGCTTTCGGCAGTTGCACTTGAGTCTCTTGTTCTCGGTGCGCAAGGTGGAGAAATCTATTCATGCGCAGCTGAAAAGGAACAGGCGAAGATTGTGTTCAATACAGCCAAGGAGATGGTCAGGCTTCATCCTGAACTTTCCGAACTCTTGACTGTGTACAAAGACACGATTCACAATCCGAAGACAGGCTCTGTCTATCGCGCTCTCTCTTCCGATGCCTTCTCCAAAGAAGGTCTGAACCCAACGCTTGTCTGCTTCGATGAATTACACGCGCAACCCAATCGCGAACTCTTCGATGTTATGTCACTCGCAATGGGCGCTCGCATCGAACCAATGTTGGTTGCAATCACAACTGCTGGAGTCAAGTCTGACAACAGCGGAAGAGATTCAATCTGTTTCAATCTCTATGAGTACGGCAAAAGAGTTTCACTTGGCGAAGTTGATGATCCAACATTCTTCTTTGCTTGGTGGGAAGCAAACAATGACGGAGACTATCGAGATGTCAGCGCTTGGCGTGAAGCCAATCCTGGCTTCGATGACATCGTTGCAGCTGATGACTTTGCCTCAGCAATACTTCGAACCCCAGAAGCGGAATTCAAGACAAAGCGCTTGAATATCTGGACATCAACATCTGACACTTGGCTTCCTCACGGAAGTTGGGATGCCCTCAGTGATCCTCGCGAGATTCCTGATGGCGTAGATGTTGTCCTCGGCTTTGACGGCTCATTCAATGGTGACTGCACAGCGATTGTCGCAGTCTCGGTTGAGGAAGTTCCTCACATCATGCCAGTGGCAGTGTGGGAGAAGCCCGATGAGGCTGATGCGAGTTGGCAGATCCCAGTGCTTGAAGTTGAGGATGCCATTCGCGCTGCCTCTACTCGATGGCAAGTTCTTGAAATCGCTTGCGACCCTTACAGATGGGCGCGAACATTTCAGGTTCTCGATGACGAAGGCTTGCCTGTTGTTACCTTCCCACAAACAGCATCTCGCATGACTCCAGCCACCACTCGCTTCTTCGAGGCAGTAATCAATAAGACACTGACTCACAATGGCGATGCTCGCCTTGCAAGACATATTGGAAATGCACAACTTCGCACAGACAATCGCGGATCAAGACTTGCCAAGGAAGCAAAAGGCTCAAAGCGCCGAATCGACCTTGCAGTTTCATCTGTGATGGCTCTCGAACGCGCAAGTTGGTGGCAGTCTCAGGGTGGCGCTTTGCCACAAATTTTCGACCCGTTCTCAATGGAGGTTCCAGATGCGTGATTACATCACGACAATCACAGAAGCGATTGGCGCAACCATGATTTCTGTTGGTCTCGGTTTCATCTTTGGACTTGGTGCAGCTCTAATCTCTGGAGGCATCTTGATCGTTGTCGGTTCTATCTTGGCAGACTTTGGAGGCAATAAGTGAGCATCTTCAGTCGCGGGATTCAATCTTTCACAGTAGGTCGCTACCCACAATTCAACAACTATGTTTCACCATTGAGTCAGCTCTATGGTCAGACATCAATGACTTCAGCTGCTGGCGAGCGCATCGATGAATGGACTGCTCTTGGAGTCTCTTCAGTTCTTGGCGCTGTCTCACTTCTAGCAGACTCAGTTGCTTCAATGCCTCTTCGTTGCTACGCAATCGACAAGGCTGGCAAGCGAGTCATGCGCGACCTTCCAGATGTTCTCGCAGATCCAGATCCAGAGTCGAACACATACGAATTGATTCATCAGATTGTCGCTTCAATGGCTTTGCATGGAAATGCTTATGTCAAAATCGACAGAGACCGCATGGGAAACATGATTGGTCTCGTACCTTTGCACCCTTATCAGATGCAGGTGCTTCCAACTGGTGACATGACAGGTCGCAGATATTTGCACCTCGGAAACGAAATGAATCGCGAAGATATTCTTCACCTTCGCTGGTTCACCCCACCTCAATCGTTAGTGGGTATCAGCCCACTGAACCAGGCTCGCAACTTGATTGGTCTTTCCATTGCTATGGATCGCCATCTTGCGCAGTTCTATGGTGAGGGTGGAACGCCTTCAGGCATTCTTGAAACAGATCAGAAGCTGAACTTGGAACAGGCTCGCGTTATTCAGGCAACATGGGAAGCAACCCATCGCAGACATCGCAAGCCAGCAGTTCTTTCAGATGGTCTCAAGTTCCGACCAATCACAACTTCAGCAGCAGATGCTGAGATGATCAAGACTCGCGAGCAATTGATTCGCGACATCGCTCGAATTTTCCGCATTCCAGATCACCTCATTGGTGCAATGGGAGATGGACAGACATATCAGAATGTCGAGCAAGCATCAATCAACTTCTTGACTCACACAATCGCACCTTGGATTCGCCGAATCGAAATTGCATTGTCAAACATTCTTGACCCAGGTGATGATGTTGCATTTGATACTTCAGCACTTCTTCGCACAGATGCAATCACTCGCGCTCGCGTGAACATGATCAATGTGTCAATGGGCGCTCGCACACCAAACGAAGTTCGCCAAATCGAAGGCTTGGAGCCATTCGAAGGTGGCGATTCATTCAATCAGGCACTCGCTGGCAATGTGACAGCAGGTGGTCAGAATCCTTCTCTCGGAGAAGATGCAGATCCATCAGCGCCAGTGATGGGAGTCCTTGAATAATGGCTGAGACTTTTCGAGTACCGCAAGGAGTTCAAGATGAAGCGAAGAAGGCTTTGGCTTGGATCGCTGATGGTCATGCTGGTGGTGGCTTCACAGCTGTGGGCAAAAAGAGAGCGAGCGACTTGGCTGCGGGACACCCAGTAAGCGCTGAAACAATCTTGAGAATGTATTCATTCTTCAAGCGACATGAAGTGGACAAGCAAGCAGAAGGATTCAACTCTGGCGAAGATGGTTTTCCATCCGCAGGAAGAGTTGCATGGTCAGCCTGGGGTGGCGATGCTGGCTTCACTTGGTCAACACGAATCAGAAATCAAATCTCGAAGAGCGCAAGAGCGCTTTCAATGATGGCATCGGAGGATGACATGGCTGACATGAATCAAGTTCCTGATCTGAATGAGGAACTGACTGAACTTCTCGCAGATGTTGTGAGCTTCTACTTCCGCGCACATGGCGCTCACTGGAATGTCAAGGGAAGCGACTTCAGCGAGTATCACAAACTTTTCAATGAAATTTATGAAGATGTCTATGGCTCAATCGATCCGATTGCCGAGAACCTTCGCAAGCTCGGTTCTCTTGCGCCATTCACCTTGCCTTCGCTGATTGCACTTCGCTCAATCGAAGATGCTCCAGCAATCATGCAGGATCCAATGGCTTTGGCTTCAGACCTTCTCGCAGCAAATGACATCGTGATTGACGAAATCTCAGATGCTTTCGATTGCGCGACAATGTACGGACAGCAAGGCATTGCAAACTTCCTTGCAGACCGCTTGGACAAGCACCAATTCTGGAAGTGGCAGTTGACCGCTTCACTAGGTCAGGAAGTCACACAGCCTTCACCAGATCCAGTCAATGCTCAAGGCATCGATGAAGATGATGAACAGCCTTATGATCAGGTCGATGATATGTTGTCAGAGCAAGGTCTCGCTCCAATGCCAATTATGCCTCGCTCTGCTTCTGGCGCTTCAGACTTGTCAATCGCCCCACGAGATACAACTTGGGATGCAGCAGCAGCTGACAAGCGTGTTCAGGATTACGCTGGAGGAAAAGACAACATGGATTGGGCGAAGTACGCAAAAGCCTTCTTCTATGTTGACGAAACCAACAAAGAACTTCTCGGATCTTACAAACTCGGATTTGCTGATGTCATCGATGGTTCACTCGTTGCAGTTCCAAAGGGAATCTTCGCTGTCGCTGGTGTCTTGAATGGCGCTCGTGGTGGAGCAGACATTCCAACTTCAGATGCAATGGAAATCAAAGACAAGGTGAGCGCTTACTACTCACGCATGGCAAAAGAATTCAATGACGATTCAATCAAGGCTCCATTTGAGAACCGCGCTTCAGCTGCTCGAATTGGCGAAGGTTCATTCGTATCTTGGAACACTTCTAATGGTCGCGCAAAAGGCAAAGTTGAAAAGGTCGCAACCAAGGGACAAGCAAAGTCATCTGAGGGATATACAATTGAAGCAACCCCAGATCACCCTGCATTTATTATCAGAATTTACAAAGAGCAGGGAAATGGTTGGGTTCCAACCGATGTCACAACAGTTCATCGTCCAGACATTCTCACAGTAATCACAGCCCTTCCATCACCACGCTCGGAGGATTCATCAATGATTGAAGCTCGCAAGGCAATGGCAACAGCAGAACGCATCACAATGACTGCTGAAGTCCGCGCCGTTGACACAAAGGATGGCTCACTCAAGATTGGTGGCTACGCTGCAACATTCAACGCAGAAGCAACTGGCTTGAACTTCCGCGAAGTAATTGCTCCAGGAGCCTTCACTCGCGCACTTGCTTCACAGGATCCAGTCTTCCTTCTTGTCAATCACGATATGGAAGGAATTCCGCTTGCTTCAACCCAGTCAGGAACCTTGCAACTTCGCCAGGACTCAACTGGTCTCTATATGGAAGCAACACTCGATTCAGCAAATCCAAAGGCTCAAGAACTTTCCTCAGCACTTCGCCGAGGCGATATGGACAAGATGAGTTTCGCATTCACAGTCTCTCCAGATGGACAGACTAAGGATGCGGGTCTTCGTACTCTCACAGACATCGAACGACTCTATGAAGTCAGCGTTGTCACACTTCCCGCTTACGACAGCACATCAGTCGGAATGCGTTCAGTAGAAGAACAAGACCTCGACCTTGCCAAGCGCAAGCTGCAACTCAAGGTCAAGCACTATTCCTTGACTCGTAAGAGCAAGGTATAACCCTCGGCGCATTCGCCCCGACTGGTTCCAAACATCCATCCAAGAGAAAGGGACAATAAATGTCTCTAGCAACAAAACTCAAGGAGCAGCGCGATGCACTTGTTGCCGAGGTTGAAACAACTTTGGCAGCTGAAGATGTAACCGCAGAAGCTCTTGATGCTGCATCATCAAAGCAGGAAGAAATCGCTGCACTTGATGAGCGCATTGCAACTGCCGACAAGGTAGAAGCTCGCACAGCAGCAATCGCAGAATCTCGCAAGGAATCAAAGGTTGCAACATTCGGTGTCGCAACAATTACACGCGAAGAAATGACATACGACAAGAATGGTCGCAACTCTTTCGTTCGCGACATGATTGGCGCACAGCTTCGCAATGACCGCAATTCATGGGAACGCCTCAACCGCCACGCACAGGAAGTCGCAATCGAATCACGCGACATCTCACGCACTGACGGTGCTGGTGGAGATTTCGTTCCACCAATTTACTTGATCAACGAATATGCAGAGTTCGCTCGTGCTGCTCGCGTAACAGCTGATCTCGTTACAAACATGGCTCTTCCAGCAGGAACAGACTCAATCAACATTCCACAGATTACAACAGGTACACTTGCAGCGTTCCAGTCAGCTGATAACACTGCAACAACAACTCGTGACATGGTTTCATCAACTGTTACAGCACCTGTTCGCACAATTTCTGGCTATGAGAATGTCTCAATCCAACTTGTTGAACAATCACCTCTCGCTGGTGGTCTTGATCGTCTTGTCTTCGGTGACTTGATGGCTGACTACGCACTACAGTTGAACACAGCTGTTGTCGGTGCAGGAGATGGAACATCAGGAACTCTCAAGGGTCTCATCACTCTTGGCGCTGATACAACAAACGGCATCCCAACAACATGGACTGAAACAACTCCATCTGCTGTCAACGGACTCATTGCAATTGCAAAGGGTATTTCAAAGGTAACAACCAACCGATTCAAGGCTGCTGAAGCAATCGTCATGCATCCTTCAATGTGGTACTGGTTCGCATCACAGGTTGACGGATCAAACCGCCCTCTCGTTGTTCCAGTAACAGGAGCATCACAGGCATTCAACGCATCAGGTACAGTCACAAATCCTGGCGCACCAGCTGGTCTCGTAGGTACAATTCAAGGTGTTCCAGTCTTCATTGATGCAACACTTCCAAAGACCTATGCAACAAACCAGTCTCCAATCCTCGTTGGTAAGTTCTCAGATTCTTACCTCTTCGAATCAGGCGTGAAGACACGCGTTCTTCCAGATGTCCTTTCAAGCAACCTCACAGTTCGCTTCCAGGTCTATGGCTACGCAGCTCTCGCACACCGCTTCAACAAGTCAGTGTCAGCAATTTCTGGCACAGGTACTGTTGCACCTTCTGGCTACTAATAGCCACTAACCTTGGCGCTGGCTCTTCCTTCGGGTAGGGTCAGCGCCAAGGCGCAACACCAATCCACAGGGGGATTTCCATGCAATCCATATTTCTTGAAGGTCTCAAGTCTGCTCGCGAGATAATGCAGAACAAAGGAATCGAACATCTTGATTCGCTCATTCACGAGCTTGAGTCGGGAACAATTGAAACAACTGCTCTTGCTCCAGACATGGAGACACGATGAAGGCAAGTCACAGAGTCTGCATCGGGATGGTCAACAATGGAACCATCGATGCACTTCTTGCAATGGATTTGATTCATGTGGCAAGAGAAAAAGGTGGTCACTTTGACCATCTAGTTCAAGTCGGCAATGTCGGACTGACAACTCGATCACGCAATGTTGTGGTCAAGACATTCTTGGAAACAACAGATGCCGATTGGCTTCTGATGATTGATTCAGATGAGCGCCTCTCACTTGCCACTTGGCATAAGTTGATTGATGCAGCTCACGACAAAGACCGACCAATCGTGTCGGGTCTAGTATTCGCAGCCTTCTTCGATGGCGAGGATTCTCTTCGACCAGTTCCAACCATCTATCGAATGGATCCTGAAAAGGGTCTTGAAGCAATTGATGCTTATCCACTCGATTCTTTGATTGAAGTCGATGCAACTGGCACTGGCTGTCTCTTGATTCATCGAAGCGTTCTGCTTGATATGCAAAAGCAAGCGACTCCAAATCAAGGCAAGGATTGGGCTTGGTTCGTAGAAGGTGCAATCGATGGCACATATTTTGGCGAGGATCTTCTCTTTTCCAAGCGCCTGAAGTCTATGGGCTACAAAATTTTCGCTCACACAGGGGCAATTCTTCCTCATCACAAGCAGTTCTGGTTGGATGAACGGCATCACACACCGATGCGCAATCATGCAATTCAACAAAGTCAAGGATGAGGGTTGGTCGTACCCCTGGCAATCAACCCTCATCCCCTACCATTCAAGGAGTGATTCATGGCGCTAACAGGTTCCTATGATCTAGGTGACAAGGTTTATCTGACTTGGAACACTTATGATTCAACAGGCGCAGCAGTCAATCCAGGCACTGTCACCCTAAGCATTACTCTTCCAGATGCCACAACAGTCTCAGTGACCACTGCAACGGCTGTGACTGGTACATATACCGCTTCCTACCTTCCCACCCAAGTTGGTCGGCATATCCTCGCATGGAGCGCTACAGGGTCATATCCACAGGCTTATTCAGACATCTTCGAAGTTCGCGACATCAATGACATCGGAATCTGTGGCTACGATGAAGTCTTGGAATATCTCAACATTCCAGCTGCGAGCGCCAATGAGAATGAAGTGCGCCGATACATCGATGCTGCAACTGACTTGGCTGAAACCTATGTCGGACAGGTTCTAGGTCGCAGAACTTTCACAGATGAACTTTATGACGGAGGAACGGAATTTATCCGCATCCGCAATCCAAAGGCAATCTCCATCACTTCGGTTTATGAGAATGGCGCTTTGGTTTCATCCAATGCCTATAACTTGGACTACACAGGGCAGCGCCTCTATCGCATCGGTTCAGGAACGCTCTATGCGACCAACTCTTATGGCTACTGGACTGGTGGCTTCAACAATATCAAGATCACCTATGTTGCTGGATATGTGAATCCTCCAATGTCTGCAAAGCAAGGCGTTCTCGAAATTATTCGTCACCTCTGGCAGACACAGCGAGGCGCAATCAATGTCATGGGTAGAACCCAGACAGGTGATGAGCTTTACGCTGGATCTACTTATTCTCTTCCACGCCGAGCAATGGAACTCTTGGATCCAACATCCTTCCCAGGAATGGCATAAATCATGGCTGTCTCAACAATGCCAGCATTCACAAATGCAGTGGTTGCAGCTCTTCAGGGAGCATCATCTCTTTCAGGCGTTCGAGTCTTTGACGGAATCGAAATCGACTATTCCTTCCCAGGCGATGCAATCGCTGTCGGACATGATGGAAACCTCGAAGGCGATGAAGTTTCAGCTTCATCAATTCGTCAAGAATATCGACCACTCGGAGCAATCTCCAAGTTCGAAATGGGAAGACTCAATTGTTTCCTCTGGTCAGCTGATGGTGGAACAAGCCTTTCAGCTCGCAGAACTCGCGCCTTTCAACTTCTCGGAAGTGTTGAGGATGTAATCCGCGCAGATGTTTCATTCGCTGGACTTGTCCAGTTCTCAGCAATGGAAACTGGCGAGATTTCCTACCGCCAGACACAGAACGGCGCTGGTGTCGGAATCGTCTTTACAATTACCTATCAGAGCAGAATCTAGGGAGCAACACATGGCAAAAATCAAGAACATTTCGTCACTTGGCGATCTTATTATTCCAGCCCTCGGCAATCTTGTCGTGAAGGCTGGTGAGAGTGCGGATGTCTCAGATGAGGCAGCAGCATCTCTTCTTGCACAACCTGACAACTGGGAAGCTGCTGACAGAGCTGCTTCCTCACTCACATCAACCTCACCAGCAGATTCAATCCCTGCTGCCAGTAACTAGGAGATAACAAATGGCAATTGGTTCAGGTATTGGGTCGCAACTAGGGATTGCAACCGAAACAACATTCAACAACTCAGTCACAGTGACTCGCTTCTATGAATTCACTTCTGAGAACATTACTTACAACAAGAAGACTGCTGTTGGAATGGGTCTTCGTGCTGGAGGGCAGCTCCCACGCTCTCAGCGCCGCGTTGTGACCACAACGGATGCAGGTGGAGACTTCACCCTAGACCTACCTACAAAGGGTCTTGGATTGCTTCTCTCACACGCTATGGGGTCATCTCCAAGCGCTGTTACAACAACGACTGGTGTTTATTCTTATTCATTCACCCTTGGTGATGTCTATGGTCGTTCATTCACAGCACAGGTTGGCGTTCCTCAATATGGTGGAACAGTTACCCCAAAGACAGTTGCTGGATCTAAGATTCAGTCATTCGAAATTGGCGTTGCTACAGGAGGAATCGCAACAGGAAAGTTCTCAGTTGATGCAGCTTCTTTGACAACTGGAACATCTCTTGCGACTGCTTCTTACAGCGCATCGACAAACCTTTTCAACTTTGCTCAAGGTGCAATCACACTTGATGGATCATCGATTGCCAATGTGAAGGATTTCACCATCACAGTGGACAACACACTCAAGCAGGATCGATACAACCTTGGCGCTGCTGGTACAAAGGCAGAGCAGGTCATCAACGGATTCCGCAAGATTTCAGGCAAGTTGACTGCTGAATTCACAGACACAACGCTTTTCTCAAAGTTCTATTCTGATGCAAGCGCTGCTCTTGTCCTTACATTCACAGGCGCTGTCATTGCTAATGCTGCAACTGAGAAGTTGACCATTACAATTCCAGCAGCCAAGTTCAATGCTGACACACCAAATGTTCCTGGTCCTGGTGTCATCGATCTCGCAATGACATTCGAAGCGTATGATGACGGCACAAACCAGCCATTGACCATTGCTTATCAGACATCGGATTCAACTCTCTAAGGAGTCATCATGATTGAGATTGATCCAGCAGACTTTGCCAAAGTTGTCAAAGAGATTGCACAGGTCGATCCCAGTTTCAAGAAGACAATCAAGAAGCGACTCAAAGCAGCCGCCGAACCAGTTGTTGAGGAAGTGAAACGCGCAGCTCTAGCAATCCCCGCCAAAGGTGGAGATGCTGAAGCCTCTCGAAAGAAGAAAGGCGAATTTCTAGGGCTTCGCGCTTCACTTGCCAACGCAACAATTTCTGACATCAACCCAACAAAAAAGGGTGCGATTCTCAAGATTAGAATTTCAACAACAAAGTTCATGGCTGCTTCTGGCAGACCTCGCTCGATTCCTTACTACATGGAAGGGCGCAGGAAACGACAATGGAGGCATCCTGTCTTTGGTAACACAGAAGATTGGGTTGTTCAGCAATCGCATCCATTCTTGGGCGTGACTGTGCTTCCACACAAAATGGTCTTTGCAGGAGAAGTTGTTCAAGCACTCGAAGATGCTCTGAAGGATTCAGGGCTTCTCAATTCATAACAAACAAGGGGAAACAAATGCCACTCATCATCCGCGATAAGTCCTATCCATTGCCAAAAGAGAATGGATCCTCATCTCCCACAGGTCGGGAAATCATTGAGATTGAAAATCACTTTGGTCTTGATGGATTGACACTTCTTGGAGCCCTCTCAACTGAAGAAGGAAAAGAGCGACCAGGTTATTCAAAAGTGAAGGCGCTTTATGCCTTGACTTGGATTTGCATGGTTCGAGCAGGAGAAGTTGTCTCGATTGCCGATATTCTTGACGAGTACGGAATCGATGAAATCAAGCCAGAGGATTCAGATTCAAAAAACTCTCCAGCCGTCTCAGGGGCGGCACTTACAGAAAAATCAGAGAGCATTTAGCACTTCTCTGTCACACTTATCCAGGCATTACTCCATTCAATGTCTGGGACATGGAAGTTGAAGTATTGAACGACTTGATTCGGGTTGCACTCGAATCTCGATCATCTAGCGACTAGGAGGATGCAATGGCAAACGACACATCGCTAACCTTCAGTCTTTACGGAAAAGATGTTTCCGCAACCAAGTCTTTGCAAGATGTTGGTGGAGCAGCTCAAACTGCTGGTGGTCATTTTGCCAAAATTGGTGAAATTGCTGCTGGCTTGGGATTGGCTCAGGGCATCGAGGCTCTTGGATCCAAAGTCTTGCAGTTCGGAAAAGATTCCATCAATGCTTTTCAAGATGTCGGCAAAGAAGTCAAACTTCTTCAGCGTTACACAGGCGATTCAGCTGAAGAGATGTCCAAACTTCGCTTTGCTGCCGAGGAAACAGGTATCTCTGCCGATACTTTAGCGGGCGCACTTGGCAAGATGTCCAAAGCTGCTGCAACTACTGCTGGCGAAAAGAAGTTCGAAGCAATTGGTGTCTCTGTCAAAGACATGAATGGCAACATGAAGTCTTCGAGCGACATTTTCAGCGAGGTTGCTGACAAGCTTGGCGGGATGTCAAATGGCGTTGAAAAGACCAATGCCATCATGCAAATCTTTGGTCGCTCAGGAATGCAACTTGCTCCACTTCTGAATCAAGGAGCAGCAGGAATTGAGAAGTTCAAGGAAGAGGCTCAAAAGTTCGGACTCGTTCTCAGCCAAGACAACCTTGATGCAATTCAGAAGAATGTCATGGCTCATCGTGAGTTCCATGCTGCTGTTGAAGGAATGCAAGTTCAACTTGGTCAATTCCTTTATCCAGCCCTCACAGCAGTCACAAAAGCATTTTCAGAAATCGTTCCAGTAATCGCTCAGGCTCTCAAGCCAGCCTTTGAAGCGCTAGGAGCAATTCTCAATCCAATTGTCACTTTGATTCAAGATGGCACAAAATACATTGTTGACTTGATGGACAATTTCAAAGTCGGCACAGGAATCACCAACAATCTTGGTGGCGCATTTGCAAGTTTCAAACCGATGATTGAAAGTGTTCAAAGGTCTTTTGAAACACTTCACAAATTCTCAGATGCTTTCCTCATGCCTATTTTGAAAGACCTTGCTGGATTCTTTATGAGTCAACTCATGCAGAATTTCAAGGCGCTTGCTAACTATGTGATGAATGATTTGATTCCAGCATTCAGAGAAATTTGGACTGCTGTTTCAGAACATTTGGAGCCAGTTATCAAGAGTGTGACTGAAGCCTTGTCCAAGCATCGAGATCAATTCGAGGCAGTTCTTCATGTCATCGAAGGCGTGATTGGTGTTGTCGAATCTCTCTTGCGTGGATTGCTCACATTCGTTGGAGCAATCATCCGCGACATTGCCCCATTCGTGGGAGGCGTTCTCGGAGTTGCTTTCAAGGCTGTTGGATATGTGATTGCTGATGTCATCAACTTCGTTGGAGACCTCATCAACATTTTCATGGTCTTGGAAAGAATCGGCAAATCAGTTGCTTCAGCAATTTCCACAGCATTTGGTGCAGTTGCCGATGTGGTCAAGGGTGCGCTCAATGGAGTCATCACGATGATGAACTTCGTCATCTCTGGCTTGAACAAGATTCATTTCGAACTTCCATCTTGGATTCCAGGCATCGGCGGTCAGAGTTTTGGAATCAACATTCCGAACATTCCAATGCTTGCCGAAGGTGGCATCGTCACAAAGCCAACCCTTGCCATGATTGGTGAGGCAGGAGCTGAAGCAGTTATTCCGCTTTCAAAGGGAATGGGTGGAATCAATGTTGTTGTCAATGTCCAGGGTTCAGTTGTTCAGGAGCAGGATCTCGCAGTCTCAGTTCGAGACCAGATTGCAATCTTGATGCGCCGAAGAGGACTCAATCCTTCAATCCTTGGAGTGTGATCGATGGCGCTTTATGACGGATCCAATGCTCCGACAATCACAGTTGAATTCGACACTTCCAAACTAGGATATTTCGTTCTCGGCGTTTCACCTATTGGTAGCACAGATGTTCTTGGCGTAGGAACAACAGTCTGGTCTGCAATCCCAACCACAGACATTCGAACACTTTCAATTCGCCGAGGTCGCACTCGCGAAGATCAGGCAGTTCAACCTGGCGCTTTGACCTTGGTTCTTGAAAATAGAAGTTCGAACTATGATCCAGACAATCTTTCCTCGCCTTACACTTGGGATGGATATTCCTTGCTTTCGGCAGGAATGGGCGTTCGAGTCTCAGCCACATGGTCTGGAACAACCTATGTCATCTATCGTGGCTATCTTGAACAACTTGATGTCGATGAATCTTTGGATCCACTAGCAACTTTTCAATTCACAGATGCTTTGGCATGGATTGGAAAATTGAGCGTTTCAGCAATTTCAAGCTCATATTCAGGCGATACAACTTCAACTCGCCTTGGTCGCATCCTCGATGCAGTCAACTGGGATTCCTCACTTCGCTCCATCTCTGGTTCACGCACAATGCAACCAACTACCTTTGGAGACACAGCACTCTCTCTTGGAGATCAAGTCTCTCGATGTGAATTTGGGCGTTTCTATGCTGACAGGTCTGGAAATGTGACCCTTTTGCCTTATGAAGCAACCTTCTCAACTCCATCTCGCTTGAGTTTCTCAGATACACGAAGCTCAGGGACTGTTGAATATGACACGATTGTGACCAATCCAGGTGCGAAATACATCATCAATCAAGTAACAATCAATCAGGCAACTGGGCTTTCTCAAACTTACAATGACAGCAACTCTCAAGGTCGCTTTGGAATCTATCAAAAGTCTTATGATGCACCTTTGCTAGATAATACAGTCGCTGCAAATTTAGCTGCAATTATCGCTGGCAGATATTCCTTGCCAAAGACTCGTGTGGATCATGTGGAATTTGATGCACTTGGACTTGATTCCTCAGTCTGGGCTTCTTTGCTTCAAACAGATCTTGGTGACAACTGCACAGTTCAACGCACAACAGTTGACTCAAGAACTCGAATCTTCACCTCGCTTGTCGAGTCCATTCAATACGATTTGACACCTTATGGGTGGCGTGTCGGAATGGATCTCTCACCAGCAGCGGGTGTTGCGTACTTTACAATCGGCTCATCTGTCCTCGATGGTACAGATGTCCTCTATGTCTAGGAGATAATCATGGCAGGTGCAGGATACAAACTGTTCGTCAACGGAAATACTCTTTCCGCATCGGACTTGAACACCTATGTTCAACAGCAGACAGTGATGGTCTTCGCTACAACTAGCGCAAGAGACACAGCTCTCTCAGGTGTTCTCGCTGAAGGAATGCAATGTTATATCACAGGCACAGGTGGATTCTTTTACAATGGATCCGCTTGGGTTGCAAATGTGACTTTATCTTCAACATCAACTCTAACGAACAAGACCTTGACTTCACCTGCAATCAATACTGCAATCATGAAATCTCCACGCGAAATTACAACAATTTCGGCAACGGCAGCAACAGGAACAATCAACTTTGATGCAAACACTCAAGGAACTCTTTATTATACAACAAATGCTTCCGCTAACTGGACTCTGAATGTTCGTGGAGATAGCGGAACAACGCTCAACACAGTTATGTCAACAGGTGATTCTTTGACAGTAGTATTTTTGAACACAAATGGAGCAACTCCATATTATCCAACAGCACTCACAATTGATGGAAATGCAGTCACTCCAAAATGGCAAACAGGAACAGCGCCTTCTTCTGGAAATGCTTCAGCAATCGATGCTTATTCCTACGCAATTTTCAAGACTGGTTCTGCTGCTTTTACAGTATTCGCAAGTCAAACCAAATTCGCATAGTCTGGGGAAAATAATGTCACCAATCTTGGATTCTTTTGGAAGTTTATCCGCAAGAGCTTATGGACTAACAGGATCATCTAAGTTGATTATCACTGGTGGAACACTGACATCTGATTCAACTTACTATTATCGAACTTTTACATCCAACGGAACTTTGGGTGTTATAGGTTCAGTTTCATTAGATATTCTTGTTGTTGCTGGTGGCGGTGGCGGGACAAATGGTGGATCATCAGGTGCAGGTGGTGGAGCTGGTGGACTTCTATATCAAACAGGAAGAATTGTTGGCTCAAATATAGCAATCACTATTGGAGGCGGTGGAACTCAAGGCGGTTCTGCTGGAACTGCTGGTGGTAATACAACTTTTGACACAATTACTGCACTCGGTGGTGGTGGTGGTTCTGCTGGAACTTCAGGTGCTGGTGGTAATGGTGGTTCTGGTGGTGGCGCTCAAGGAGCGGGCGCAGCAGCTCGATCAGGAGGAACTGCAACACAAGGCAATTCAGGTGGCGCAACAGGTTACGGAAACAATGGTGGTGCAACTTCTGGATCAACAGCAGGTGGTGGTGGTGGTGCTGGCGCAGTTGGCACAGCGCCTAGCGGTGGAAATGGGCTAAGTGGAGCAACAGTTTCTTTATTGAATGCTATGGGTTCCGCAACCAGCACAGGACAACTTTCAGGTGGAAACTACTATTACGCTGGCGGTGGTGCTGGTTGGGCTTCAACTTTTCCAACAACAGGTGGTCTTGGCGGTGGTGCTAGTTCTCCATCTGCGCAAAATGTTATTGGTAATAACGGAACTTCAAATACAGGCGGAGGCGGCTCTACAGGTGGCGGTACAGGAGCAGGTTATGATGGCGGTGCTGGCGGTTCGGGAATTGTTATTGTTCGTTATTTGAAATCGGCGGTGGCATGATGGCACATTGGGCTGAAATAGATGCAAACAATAAAGTTATTCGCGTCCTTGTTGGAGATAACAATGAACCCGATGAAGGCTATCAATGGCTAATTGACAATCTTGGTGGAACTTGGATCAAGACTTCATTCAATACTTATGGAAATCGACACAATCTAGGTGGAACTCCACTACACAAAAATTATGCTGGAATCGGTTATTCATGGGATGAAATTGGTTTTTCAGCTCCACAACCATTTTCATCATGGACATTGAATGCGGAGACTTATCTTTGGGAATCTCCAGTTCCAATTCCTGTCGATGACAAAAAATATCAATGGGATGAAACAACAAAATCATGGATTGAAGTTTCACTCTAACCCAACCCATAGGAGAGCCACATGGCAGTCACATCTGCAAACTACACAATCACAACAACTCCAACTCAAGTCTTTATGGGTAACGGCGCGACAAATGTGTATCTTCACAGCTCATCAGGAACTTGCTTCCTTGGTGGATCTGATGTGACTCCATCAACAGGGTATCAAATGGACACAGGTGACAAATTGACTCTCTCAACTCACGAATCAGCAATCTATGCTTGCACATCATCTGGCACAACGATTGTGAAGGTCTTGGTTCTAACCAAATGAGTTCAGATATTGCCACAATAGTTTATTCGTATTTCTTCGTGGCAGCAGCAATCCTCGCAGGGGTGGGGATTATTGCCAAACACGCCATCAAGACTCACACAGAAGCCATCGAAGAGAAGCTCAGTCGCATTGAGTATGCGCTCTATAATGACGGACAAACTGGACTCATCAACAAGGTCGATCAGTTGATTGAGAATCAGAACATCATCAAGATTGATGTTGAAGTAATGAAAGCAAAATCCGAAATCAAGACATCCAGGGTGAGGAAGTCGAGCTAAGAATTGAAATTCCTGCGTATCCCCATCGCATTGTTTCTGATTGTCGCTTCAACTTATTTCTTCCCTGCTATGGCAGAAGACTTGACCATTGGCGCTCCCACAAATGTTCAGATTGAAGTTCATCCAGAAGATAAGCAAGTTGAACTTCAATGGGAAGCTCCAGAGTCATCAACAGGCACAGCCATGCCAGAACGCTATGCGATTTTCTGGAATTGCGAAGAATGCGGAAATGGCAGAGCAGTAGCCTCAACCACGACTTCCATCACCTTGCCATTCGCAGTGCTTGCCGATGCTGGCGTTCTTGATGGGCGCAGATTCAAGTTCGGCATTCGCTCAGACAACGACACCTTGCATCTCTATTCACAATTCGCAATTGTTCAAGTTCGCCTTGGCTCTATTCCTAAGATTGCAATTCAACCGACTTCAATGCCTTCTCCATCTTCAATTGATGGATCCACAGCAACAGTGATTGTGGAGACAAAGACAGCGCAGATTGTTGAGACAGCGACAGCGATTGTTGAAACATCGACAGCGATTGTTGAGACAGTAACAGTCACAGCTTCTCCAACTCCGAGTCCAACTCCGAGTCCAACTCCGAGTCCAACTCCAACACCTGAGCCAGTTGTGATTGCACCTGCACCTGCACCTGCACCTGCACCAGAACCTGCACCTGCACCCGCACCAGAACCTGCACCTGCTCCAGAACCTGCACCTGCACCAGAGCCAGTGATTATTCCAGAGCCAGTGCCAGAACCTGCACCTGCACCTGCACCTGCACCTGAGCCAGCACCAGCGCCTGAGCCAGCACCTGCTCCTGCTCCTGAGCCAGCACCTGCACCTGAGCCAGCACCTGCTCCTGCTCCTGCACCTGTACCAAATCCCGTACCAGTGCCAGAACCTGCACCTGCACCTGCACCAGAACTTCCAGTTGTTGTTGGCTTGATTCCTAACAATCCAAGTCAATTGCCAACAGATATTCCCAAGGTTCCTGAAAGCAACCTTTTGACACCTCACATCCAGCAAGACAAAGCAGGTGTGGAAAATGGCGGCATTGCATTCTTCGGAACTCAATCACAACCTCAAGTTGTCAGTGAAGATGGAAATCTCACTCCACCAGCACCAGCACCAGGTTCAGGAGATCCGATTCCACCTGATGCAATCACAATTGCTGAAACCTTTATTGGTCAACCAGGTGGCATGACTTTCAATGCACCCGATGTCGCAGTTCCAGTTGAACCCATCGATGTCAACATCAGCATTCCTGGCGTTGGACAAGCTGCTCAAGCAGTTGCCGATGCTTATGTAGCACTCGCAAACATCGGAAACGATATGTCTCCGATTACTCGTAAGAAAGCAAAAAAGATTCTTGTTGCAACCATATTCGCAGGGGCTATCACTAGGAGAATCAAATGAAGAACCTGCTCTCTGACCTAGCAAATCAAATTTGGACATTCGTTGGATTATTTTCAGCGTGGCTTGTTCTGACTGGTTCAGCGAAAACTGTCGTTGGATATGCAATCATCATCTCAACATTCTTATGGATCACAACCTTTCCACTACGAAATCCCAAGGAGAAGCAATGACAACAGGGGCAGATCTGGTCAAGGTCGCACAATCCAAAGTCGGCACAGTCGAAAAGGGCGGCGCTGATGGCAAGTCTGGAAACATTGTTGAATTCTGGGATTGGTGGAAAGCCAAGACCAAGCAAAATGGTCAGGGTCAATCTTGGTGCGCTTGTTTCGTCTCTTGGTGCTTTGACCAAGTTCACTCCTCACCTTTTGTCGCTGCAAAGACACCAGCAGGATTTATCTATTGTCCAGATGGCGTGAACTTCTTCAAGAAGCACAATCAGCTTGTGGATGCAAAGACTGCTCAACCAGGCGATGTCATCTTCTTTGATTGGGTAGGAAAAGGCATTGCAGATCATGTTGGCATCGTTGTTGAAAATCATGCTGCCAAAGGTTATTTGATGACTATTGAAGGCAATACAAGTCCAGAAGGCGCGGTTGGCGCAAGCCAGCAAAATGGGGGCGGGGTTTATCTTCGCAAGCGACTTCTCGGAAAGACCATCCATGCGGTTGCAAGACCAGCATGGGAAACCCCAACGAAATGAGAAAACCAATGAAGAATGTCTTTTTCCGCATCCTTGCAGTCTTTGCAGTAGGAGCGCTCTCAACAATCGGAGCATCAGCACTCTTCGGAGTCAAGCCTTGGATTGCAGCATCAGTGGCTGGAGTTCTGGCAGTCTTCACAGTGGTTGAGGAACTTGCTCGCGATTACGCATCCGATGGAAACCTTTCAGAAGCTGAAATTGATTCAGCATTCTCACGCGCTGTTTCAGAAGTTGAAACGCCAGAAGAAAAGACAAAGGGATAACCTTTGAACATTCAGGGCTTGACACTCAACCCTGAATCCAAACAAGCAGCATTGCTTCTCGCCGAGAAGACCTTCGAGCGCTATCGCAACAATCCTGGACATTACAGGAACACAGCGAACAGCCACCTTGTTGGTCATCTCGGCGAATTTGCTGCTTTCATCTGGCTTCGAGATAACGGCTTTGAGCCAGAGGCAGCATTCTCGGATCCATCCAAAGACAAAGAAGCTGACATCTGCACCAAGGTTGGTCGCATCGAGGTCAAGACATGGAGTGAAAGATATTGGGAGCAATGGGGTCGCTGTGTCTCAGTTTCACAGTATGCTTCCATCAAGCGGAAGGCAGACTTCATCTTCTGGCTCTCAGTTGATGAAGTCGATTCCGATACACCAAAAGTTGCTTTCAGGGGTTGGTGCGAGGTTGGCATTTTTGAGGGAATGTCACCAATTATGACTGGAGATCCTGGCAGAGAAGTCAGGAACTACCAATTGCACCCATCTCAGCTGAAGCCAGTTGAAGAGATGGAGAAGTTGCATGGATCGAGAAGAGACTCTCAATGAGGCGATTCGCCTTACGATGGGCGATAGGAATGAATCCTACGATGACCCACTTGCCAATCACACAAGGATTGCAAAGATTTGGTCGGTTATTCTAGGCGTTGAAATTGATGCAACTCATGTTGCACTTTGCATGGCAGGGCTGAAACTCGCTCGCCTTGCTTACAAATACGATGATGATTCTTTCATCGATCTCTGCGCTTATGCCGCAATCGCCAATGAGGTTCGTCAATGAGAAATCTTGTTGTTCTAGTTCCTAGCCGAAATCGACCACAGAACATTGCTGACTTGATTCAGGCATTCGAAGAGACTGAAACCGAATCAGATTTGATTGTCATTGTCGATGACGATGAACCTCAGATGGATGCTTACCTTCAGCTCGGTTGCGATGTGCTGATGGTGGAAAAGCGTGGCAAAGGAATGGCAAAGCCATTGAACTTTGCTGCTCGCCACTATTCTCACAAATACCGACACTTCGCCTTCCTTGGCGATGATCACAGACCACGCACAAAGAACTGGGATGTTCATTTCATCAACGCACTCGATGAACTAGGCACTGGCTTGGTCTATGGAGACGATTTGCTTCAAGGTGCAAACCTTGCAACTGCTGTGGCAATGTCGGGCGATATTGTCAACGCTCTGGGTGGAATGGTTCCCCCAGATATGATTCACTTATATTTGGACAACTTCTGGATGACACTCGGCAAAGACTTGAATGCTCTCCGCTATATCCCAGAAGTTGTCCTTGAACATTTGCATCCTGTCGCTGGCAAAGCCGAATGGGATGAAGGCTATCGAGAAGTCAATGCTGAGGAAGTTTATTCAGCAGACAAGCAAGCACTCGATGATTACTTGAATGGGGATGCTTATCGTCACCTCTTGCAAGAGTTGAGAGACCAAGCATGAAAATTCTCATCACAGGAGATGCTGGCTTTGTAGGTCGAGCATTCCACAGACACTTTGAAAATCAAGGTCACGATGTTGTCGGGATTGACATTGCCAATCGCTTGTCGATGGATGCTCGTGACTTCTTCCGAACCGACAACACACACTTCGACAAGGTGATTCATCTTGCTGCTGTTGTGGGTGGGCGCAAGATGATTGAAGGATCTCCACTTGCTTTGGCAGTTGACTTGTCCATCGATGCCGAAATGTTCGGATGGGCGCTTCGTACCAAGCCAGGTTGCATCACTTACTTTTCATCAAGTGCTGCTTACCCAACAGCTCTGCAAAACTTAGATGAAGGCACAGTCAAAATTCTTGAAGAGTCTGACATCAATCTTGAAGATATTCAGACTCCAGACATGACTTATGGATGGGCGAAGCTGACAGGAGAGATGCTTGCATCTCATGCGAGGGCGCAGGGGCTGACAGTTCATGTTTATCGACCATTCTCGGGTTATGGCACAGATCAGGCACTTGATTACCCATTCCCATCCTTCATCGCTCGTGGCTTGGCAAAGTCAGATCCATTCGAAATTTGGGGAACTGGCAATCAATGCCGAGACTTCATCCACATCAATGATGTTGTGGCAGCAGCCGAGGCTGGCTGTGAGGCTGACATCGAAACCGCCAATCTAAGCACAGGCATCGCCACCTCATTCAATGACTTGGCTCGCATGGTGGCAATCGTTGCTGGCTATGAGCCACGCTTCCAGAACCTACCTGCCGAGCCTTCAGGGGTCGATTACAGGGTAGGAGACCCCACTTTGATGAATACCTTCTACACCCCACAGATAAGCCTCTTAGAAGGCATCCAACGCGCTTTTGCTGGCTTGAGCTAACCCTCGCCCTAGTTCGCCAGCAAAATAGAAAAGACCCCCATCGGCTTCGGCTGGCGGGGGTCTTTTCGCTTTCTGTGTGGAAAATCACGACACGCAGATGTCAGCTGAAATGCTTCCTGACTTGACTTGTCGGTGCTATCGTTTATTCCAAGAGAAGGAACAAGGATCCTTCACCGAACAGGGAGAACCAAATGGCGGCAACAAAGCAAGAGCAAGTTGAAACCTGGATAATCAAAATCCGCAGCAATCCAACAGTCTTGAATTCTCTTCATCCTGACATTGCTCAATTCTGGCTCAAACAGGCTGGCATCAATGAAACAACTATTGCCAAGACAACTGCAATGCGCATTTCTCATAAAGGTCTCGGAATCTCAATCGGCATCACAGAAGATTCCAACATCAACCAAGTCATCGATTTTGCTTTTCGTTTGCAGATGATGCGAAGCGCGGGAACTATCTCTCAAGACTTCTGGCGCATCGGCGCTGAATCAATCCAGCAATGGTTGTCAGATAATGACATGGACTGGAATTCACTTCTTTCATCTATGAAAGGGTCGGTTGCCTAATGTTCCTCGACATCTCATTGCAAGATCTCTCATTCCTCTACACAGCGAAGATGAAATGGGATGCAGACTTTGCATCTCAACTTCCACGCTTTGAAGCCGTCAAAGGCGAATCAGTCAGCATGGCATTTGTCAACGCTTACTGGCTACCTGACTGGACAGCAGCGATGATATTTCGCGCTTTCCTCACATCAGTGGATGCACCTTTTCAAATCCTTCTCGACAATGCAGATGGCATCGATCCTTATGTTGTTCTCTGTGATTGGGAGTTCTAATGACACTTTTCATCATCATCATCGCAACACTTGCCTTCTTGCCGATGGTTCTTTGGCTCGATGGCGAATTGAACAAGAATGACGATTTCTTGCAAGTTGAGGAATGGCATAACTTTCAATCAAAGATGGGAAAGAAGAAATGAAAGAATGCGCAGTAGATGGATGCCAATCAACAGAGTTGGTTCATAGCGGTGTCGATGCTTTCCTTCTAGGAGTTGCCACTGAATCAATTTGCTATGACCACGCCAATTCTCAAGCTCAATCAAAGACAGGGGAAAAATAATGGGAATCGATGTCGCACCAATCACAGTTGCTTGGATCTTTTTCATCCTTGGAGCATCAGGCATTGCCTATCTCATCGGCGGGTTCGTTTATTGGAACCAGTGCCAGGAGCAAATCAAAGAATTGAAATCAGACTTGAATTGGGCTTATCGCGAAGCTGATGAAGTTCGCGAAGCACTCCACTCTTGCGCTTGCCGATCCAAGCGCAAACCTTCTGTGAAGGCATAATGAGCAGAGCCAAGCAGAAGGGGACAGCAGCCGAGTCAGCGCTTGTCAAATTCCTCGTGGGACAGGGTTTTCCTGGCGCGGAAAGACGGGCGCTGACTGGCGCTTTTGACCAAGGTGACATCACAGGCACACCTTGCTTGGCGTGGGAAGTAAAGAATCACGCAACATATAAGATTCCCGCTTGGCTCAAAGAAACTGAAATTGAGCGAGTCAATGCCAAGTGCGATTTCGGCATTCTCGCCATCAAGCCAAATGGCGTGGGCTTGTCCAATGCTGGTCAATGGTGGGCTGTGCTTCCTATGGAGGCAATGGTTCGACTCTTGCGTGAAGCAGGATATGGAGATCCATTGTGACTCTCCTGGCGCTCTTGAACGCTCCCTCATTTCCCGAGGCAAAGTGCATGGAAGAAGACCCAGATTTCTTCTTTCCTGACTCCAAGGTAGAATGGGAAGCGCGCAGTGAGCGCCTTCAACAGTTGTGCAGCAGTTGTATTCACAAGACTGCTTGCCTTTCATTCGCAATCAAAAACCAAGAGACAGATGGATTCTGGGGAGGAATGACCCCAGAGGAACGAAGTCATCTCATAACAAAGAAGGAGGATGGAACCAGAAGGTTCAGGGAAATTCAGGAATACCTATCAAGAGGCATGACCAAAGATGAAGTCGCATCGAAGCTGAAGATTCAAATCACTTCACTGGAGCGAACTTTGGAAAGAGCCAAGAGGAAAGGACTTGATCTATGAGTCGTTCAGTTTCATTGACCATCATCAGCATTTCAACGATTTGCCTGATGGTTGCAGTTAGCATCACAAGTGGACTTGCATTCTCAAGTGCAACCCACAAGGTCAAAGTTGTCATTGTCCAGGCACAGCCTGTTCTCAATGACCAGCAGAAGGTTGAGCAGTTCGTTCACGAGCTGATGGTCAAGCGCCAAGCCAACTGCCTATTGTGGATCTTCACAAAGGAGAGCCATCTCAATTCAAAAGCAAAGAACAAGTCTTCGGGGGCAAAAGGCATTGGTCAACTTTTGGATTCAACTTATAGGAACATCGGCTTGAAGCATTCAGCCGATCCACTTGCTCAGGTAGTCGCATCGATTGCCTACATCTCTCGCCACTATGGAGCTGACGGCGCTTGCGCTGCCAAATCCTTCTGGCAGAAGAATTCTTACTACTAGAAAGGAACCAGGGGAAATGTCAACACAAATCAATCTTCAGATGGTTGATCTTGATTCAACAGCATCAGCATTCCTCACTGCTTACATCGAGGCGAAAGCCAAGGTGAAGGAGTGGGAAGAGAAGGCAGACATCGCTCGATCACAGGTCGAAGCAGCGATGGGTGATTGTGAAGTCGGATTGGTCAATGGTCGAGAGGCTGTTCGCTGGACAACAGTGGAAGCCAATCGAATCGATACCAAGAAGATTCGCGAACTGCTACCGCCAGAGATGGTGGCACAGCTCGAAGTCACCTCAGTCTCTCGCCGATTCTCCATCGTGAGTGAGGACTAATGTTCACACCACTTGGGGATGATGCTTCGAATCTGGCTGACAGAATCAAAGATGTTGTCAACAATCGCTCAGCCAATGCGCCTCGCTCACAACAGAAGCGCATTGGCTTGAGTGAGGTTGGTGAAATCTGTGTCAGAAAGACCTCGTACAAGCTGCTCGATTGGGTCAAGACCAATCCAGCCACAGATCCCTGGGCGAGTATTTCAGGGACTGCTCTTCACGCTTGGCTTGCGGAGGCATTTGATGATGTTTATGACGGAGAAGAGAACAAACTTTATTTGGTCGAACATCCAGTCAAGGTCACTGATGAACTCTCAGGAACTGCCGACCTTTTCGATATTGCAAACAAGATGGTCATCGATCACAAATGTGTCGGAGCAACTTCGATGAAGTCTCGCAAGAAAGGCGGGATGACTCATCAGCAAAGAGTTCAGATCAATCTCTATGGGCTAGGAATTGAAAAAGAATTTGGCGAAGGTTCTGTGGATAAGGTTGCGCTCGCCTTCTATCCACTCGGAGGCAGACTTGATGGGCTTCATACGATTGTCGAGCCTTACAACCGCCAGTTGGCACTCGATGCCATTCAAAGATTGCAAGACACACAGGTTCTGCTCTGGCAGTTAGATCCTGAAGGAACGCCTCAGAATTGGAATTTGATTCCGACAACGCCGAGCCTGTTCTGCTCTTATTGTCCTTGGTTCCTTCCTAACTCACAGGATGGCTCAAAAGGTTGTCCAGGGGAGGTCAACGCAGCATGAGTCCAGTCTATGAATTCAAATGTCCAAGATGCGCAGTCAAGCTCGATCAGCGCAGAGCCATCGATGACGAATCGCCCGCGCCTATGTGCGGAGATTGCCTTGTCAGCATGGAGAGAGTATTTTCCCCAGTCTCAGCCCAGTTCAAAGGCTCTGGCTTCTATACAACAGATTCGAGGCGATGATGGCTTTCAAGTGGGAGACAGAATGCTACTTATGCAAAGCCAACAAGCCGATTCAGCACATCATCGGGAAAGAACCATATTGCGATGAATGCTACGAAAAAGTTGTCAAGCGCAAATGAATCAACAATATATTTCCGAACTTCTAGTACAGGCAGAATCTCTTTTGGGATTCGTCAAATCAGAATTGGCTTCATCCGAAGTCAATGCAACACCCCTACCAAAGAAGGAGGACTGTCAATGACAAGTCCATTCACATCACCATCATCATCAAGTGGTGAATCAGTAAAGCCAGCAGACCTTCAGGGTCATCTGCTGATCATCAAGCCTGTTGAATACAAGACAGGAATTCAAACCTCATTAGGCGAGGCAGAAGCAATCGAGGTCAACCTTGTTGATCTTGATACACAAACTGAACACACATCAGTGTTGTTCTTCAATGTCGCACTTCGCGCAGCTCTCAAGTCCAATATCGGCAAATCAGTTCTTGCCAAGATTGGTCAAGGAGTTGCCAAGCCAGGCAAGTCAGCACCTTGGATTCTCATCGATGAAACGGGCAACGCTGATTCAGTAGCCAAGGCAACTGCCTATCTTGCTGGAGGCATCTCTGCTCCAGCACAGGCTGCGCCAGTGGCTGAAACCAAGACAGTCGATGGAGTTGAATTGACTCCAGAGATTCAAATGTTGATGGCTAAGTTGGGCGCAAAGCCTTTCTAACCAAACAACACATTTGCGATTGATTGCTTGAATTCACACCTTTCGGGGTTCAAGCAAACGGGGCAATCGCAAATCCATTGGCAGGTTCGCAACTTGTAGGAGAAGACAAGTCACTAGGTTCGATTCCTAGCAATGGGCGCAAGACTTACAGAAGAAAAGAGGCGGGGATGAACTTTCCAGAAATAGTCATTGGCTATCTCATCAGCATCAATCTGATTGGATTGGTTCTCGGTATTTACGGACTCGGCATGGCAAAGGGGTGGTGGAAATGAGCATCGCAATGGATGGATCCGATGAGAGCGCAGGTTGCACTTGCGATGTTGGACTCGACAAGACACAACTGAACTTCCTTCGCGAAGAGCTGACAAAATGGCTCAATGAACAGCATCTGACATTCCAGCCTGAGCAATGGCGCAAGGGATTTCATGAGGCGATGAGAATTGCCTTGGCAAACATTTTGCTTTTGACAGAGCCAAAGATTCCAGTGATCGAAGAAGAGGATGAGTAGTTTCAATCCACCGCGATGGAAACGGACAACGCCATTTGTCAAAGAGTGTCAGTTCTATATGGACAACGGATTCGGCGAATTCGAGCAATGCAATGCGGAGTCTGAACATGGCATCTATTTTGGGGATTATCAGATAGTCAAGATGGTCAGTCTTTGCAAGTACCACACTATTTATCAGGAAAGTTTATGGGTCGGGGGAATGGAATGAATCCAGTATTGCAAGCAGCGCTCGCATTTGCCGAAGCGGGTGTCTCAGTTGTGCCAGCATCGATGGATGGATCAAAAGCGCCGATTGGCTCTTGGAAGAAATATCAGCTCGCGCCAGCAGATCATGAACAACTTGTGAACTGGTTCTCTGGGAATGCAACGGGCTTGGGAATTGTCACAGGATTCGTGAGTGGCAATCTCGAAATGGTTGAACTCGAAGGTCGAGCAGTGGCTGAAGGTTGCCTCGATGAAATCAGAGAAATCGCAATCAACTCAGGACTTGAAGAGCTGTGGACAATCATTTCCACTGGCTATGTCGAGCGCACTCCATCAGGAGGAATTCACTTCCTTTGGAGAATCGCAGATGAGCCAGTTCCAGGCAACACCAAACTTGCTCGCAGACCAGGCGAGAACGATTCAGTCTTGGTCTATGCAGAGACTCGTGGCGAAGGTGGATTCGTAGTCACAGCGCCTTCTCATGGATCAGTGCATCCATCGGGTCAGCCTTGGCAGTTGCTTGTGGGCGCGCCATCCTCAATTCCAATGCTTTCATGGGAAGAGCGCGAGGCGATGATTTCAGTCTTCAGATCAATTGATTCCATGCCAGAGCGTGAAGCAATAGTGAATTCGCTATCGGCTCACCCTGCTTCCACTGGAGACAAGCCAGGAGATGACTTCAACAACAAAGGCGATTGGCAAGAAATCCTCAAAGGTTGGAAGAAGGTCTTCACAGCAGGGGGCGTGACTTACTGGCGCAGACCAGGCAAAGACACAGGAATCTCGGCAACGACTGGGCGAAACGATGCAGACAATCTCTATGTGTTCACATCATCGACCACATTCGAGCAGGAGAAGCCATATTCAAAATTCGCAGCCTTTGCACACCTCGAACATGGCGATGACTTCTCAGCTGCTGCGAAAGACCTGCGCTCTCGTGGCTTCGGATCACAATCTTCTTCCTTACCTTCTTTGGGCGAACTGCAAGAGCTGAAAATCAAGCCAAATCTCACAGTTGTTCCCGATGTTGATGCAGATCATGTCGAGCAGACTCGCGAGCGCTCCAGTTGGTATCCAAAACCACTTGACCTCGAAGGTGAGATTGAAGTTCCAGCGCCTGAATTCCTTTCTCGCAATGATGGTCATCGACTCTTCTATCGTGGCAAAATCAACGCTCTGCTTGGCGAATCAGAATCGGGCAAGACTTGGGTTGCATTGTTGGCAGTAAAGCAAGCCTTGGAAATTGCGCAGAAGGTTATCTATCTCGATTTTGAAGATTCTGGAAAAGGCATCTTGGCTCGACTTCGCTCACTCGGCGTTGAAGATAGCCGATTCGCCAATTTCACCTATGCCAACCCAGACCAGAATCTCACCCTTGAAGAAAGAATCGACCTCGTGGATGCGCTCGCAGAGATTCAGCCAGAACTCATCATTGTCGATGGTGTCAACGCTGCAATGACTCTGCTCAATCTCGAACTCACCAGCAATCGCGATGCGACATTCTTCAGCCAGCAACTTCTCAAGCCTCTAGCGGGTTCTGGCGCGTGTGTCATCACCATCGATCATGTGCCGAAGTCAAAGGACAATCGCGGGAACTATGCCATTGGCGCTCAAGCCAAGAGAGCAGACATCAATGGTTGCGCCATCGCTGTCGAGGTCACTTTGCCATTTGGTCGAGGCATGAATGGAGAGCTGAATCTGAAGGTAACAAAAGACCGACCAGGTGCAGTCAGAGAGAACTCAAAAGAGGCGAAATTCGCTGGCACAGTCCAATTGAGATCCACCCATGAAGGAATGGTCACAATGGTCATTGAAAGCCCTCAAATGGCTTCTGGAGACCGCACAAGACCCACTCACTTGATGGAGCAGGTCAGCAGAACTTTGGAATCGGCAACGATGCCTCTTTCCAAGAATGCTGTCGAAAAGGCAATCAAGGGCAAAGCAGAATGGGTCAGAATCGCCATTCAGAACCTCATTGATGAGAAGTTCGTGGGCATCGAGAACGGCTCTCGCAACGCTTTGAATCTCAAATCGCTTCGTCCATATCGAGAAGCTGACGATTCTGCCAGTGGCATTTCGACTTTCGAGTATCAAGAGGCAGACAATGCTTGACCTCGTCCCACCTCGTCCCACCTCGTCCCGAGACGAAGTGCCACCCCTCGAATCGACTTCGTCCCTCTGTCCCCTCTCTAGGAGGGGACGAGGACGAGGTCAGGGTGGTGAGCGTAAATGACCGAATCTTTCATTTCTACATTCCCAACCCTAAAAGAATGCGCCAGGTGCAAAGGTTGGATTCTCGAATGCTTCATCGATGGCTTTGAGACCAAACTTGAGCCGAACCCACTCAACTTCGCCGAAGAGCTGAAAATGAGAATTGAAGGTCGCAGGATTTATCAGACACTCGGCACTGTGGAGCCGATTCTCGTCAAGCGAACTGGCGCTCACATTGCCAAGGCTGACCCTAGAACCAAAGTCTTGGCAGTTCACAGCTGCAAGACTCCGACCTACTTCGAGCCATCCCCGCTCTTTGAAACCGCCACCCAATCCGAGACCGAAGGAATCCCATTCTGATGACTGACACACTTTGCACCCTTTGCAACAAGGCTGTTCAAGCTGCTGGACTCTGCCCTCGATGTCAGGGCAAGTTGCATCAGTCACTCGATGACCTCATGGAATTCTGGACAGGCGCTCACGATGAACTTCTGCCTGGTAAGTCAGGAAATGGTGGCAGATCATCAGAGCGCACCATTGGCTTGAATGTGGCAGCGCTGTCATTCATCGCAGGACATGACATTCTCGGTTTTCTTCACGAATGGGAAAAGTTGATCCGAGAAGAGCGAAGCCTGACTCCACCAGCCTTCATCAAGAAGCCAGAGTCGCTGGCTCAAGAGATAGACGATGCCATCAAGTTCTCGCAAACCCATTTGGCGTGGTCGGGTCAGCAGGATTGGATTGCAGACTTTGCTTCAGAGTTGAAGGAGATTCATTCTCAGGGAATGGGCGCAGCTCGTAAGTTCGTGGAAAAGACTCGGCGCATTCCATGTCCAGCCGAAACAGGCGAAGGCAGTTGCGGGAATCTGTTGAAGATAAATGCTGACGATCCATTGGAAATCTTTGAATGTCGCAAGTGCCAGAGTCAATGGACAACCTTGCGACTGGTTGCAGTTGCGATGTCAGATAAGCGAGCAGTGTGGCTCGATGCAGAAGCTCTTGCAAAGTGGATGGGAATATCAGAACGCCATGTCAGGCGATTGGCACAGAAGCACAAACTTCCAAAGCGAGGCGAACTCTATGAAGCCCATGCCATGATCGAGGCGCAAGCACAACATGGCTGATTTGACAAATCATGTCCGCGTGTTGTGCTACGCTTCCGCGTGTCGGTGTGTCGTATCCACAGGCATTGTCTCACTGTGACCATATCCTTCAAGCATGGAACTGCAAGATGAGACTGTTGAAGAAATCAACGAGGCTTTGAGCCATATCGTTGAAGTCCTTCACAATACTCGCGATTCACAAAAGAAACACTTGTGGGCTTTGGTCGATGAATTACTAGATGCAAAGATTGCAAGGGAATCGAAATGACAACAATCGTTGCAGTCCAATCAGATGATGGAGTTCTCTTTGGAGCTGACTCTCAGGTGACTGCTTCAAGTGGTCGCAAGTATTCTGCAACACGCATGGTCAAGATTACAGAGCGCAATGATTACATCATCGCTGGCTCTGGTGAATGCGCTCCATGCGATATTGCTCAACACATTTGGATTCCACCCAAGCCAAATGCAAAAGATAAGCGCGACCTTTATCACTTTATGATTGCATCAGTTGTTCCATCATTGAAGCAATGTTTCAAAGATAACGATTACAAAGTAAGTGCAGACGATGATGAGACAGCGTTCTCATTCCTCATCGCATTGTGTGGTGAAGTGTTCGAGATAGCAGATGACTTCTCAATCTCTCTCGATGACTCAGGCTTCTATGGTGTAGGCAGTGGATCAGGTTATGCAATAGGCGCACTCAATGCAGGTGCATCAGTTGAACAAGCGTTGATGATTGCAGCGAAGAATGATGCGTTCACTTCCGCGCCATTCATTTACTTCGAGCAGAATAAATAAAGCCCCCCACTATCTCAGGGAATAGTGCAATGAATAAGCAAACAATAAAAACAATCTTGCAAACTTTATGACCCCCAAGTTGTCCTGCCTAATGTGTGGCATTCCAACAGCCAAATCTTTCTGTGAATCATGCCTGATAATCAAGAAGGCGAATGCACCTAGAAGAGAGCGACCATCATCATCGATGCGTGGCTACGATTCAGAGTGGCAAAAGATTCGCGTTCTAGTATTGCGAAGAGACAACTGGACTTGCCTTCGATGCAATAAGAAACTTATTGCAGCAGATGCAACAGTCGATCACATCACGCCCCTAGTGCGTGGGGGGTCAAATCAAATGAATAATCTTCAGTCCATGTGCAGAAGTTGCAACTCATCCAAGCGCGATAAGTAATCCACACGCATAAACAAATGCGCGCATCATTTTTCATTTTTCCTGTGGATAACACACAGAC